GTAAAGAATACACATAATATAAGCTCTGCCCCGTTACCTGCCACAATAACACCAAAAGTGCCAAAAGAAAGAGATTACAAAAAGGATTTAGAATGGCTTATAGGAAAAAAATAAGAAAAAAAATAATGAAACACATATGTATAGATCATAACACCTTAGCTTGTAGATGGCATATACTACATTATCACCTCATACATACAATAGAACTCATCCTAAAGGCTATAATAAATAATGAATAAATAATTGAAGAAAAAGCTTGATTTAATCTAAAATTCCTTTATGATATAGAAAATACAAGAAAGAGCCTTAAATCAATTGAAATATATAAAATAGGAGGAATCAATGAAAGTATACCTAATAGCGTTAATAATCATTCTAACGGCATCCTCAGCATCATACGGGCAATCTAAGGGCTATACTACAGGGCAATCTAATGAAGATAATATAATAAATGAATCTAATAAAGCTAATTCGAATCTTATAAATGAAGTAGATGCCAAAATTAATAATGACATTGCTAGATTAGACGATATCAGAGCAAAATTAGTAGAGAATACAAGAAAATTTAAAATGTCTGTGACTACAATAGAAAAATTAAGAAAAAAAAGAAGATATGTTAGTATACTCATCGACAATGAAACAAATGCAAAAAAGAAAGCATCATTAAATAAATTATCTAAAAATTTATCGAATCAAATTAGATTTTATACCAAATGGAGATTTAAATATTCACAAAACATGAACCTATTTAAAAAACAAATTGAATACCTCGAAACAGTAAAATAGTCTACTCATTACCATTATTGACTCATTATTGACTCATTATTGACTCATTACTGACTCATTACTGACTCATTATGTAATTTATTATTGATACGTTGAAACATTTGTAACTCAGTCTATGGTTGATATTGCATAGTTTTCAATAATATAATGGGCCAACTATGCAGAAACAATCATCAATAAAGAAAGTGGTAAAGAAGAATATGCCAAAACACTAAGAAATATGAAGATTATAGACGAAATTAAGAGTTAGATTGCTCTCTCAATTAACTTTTCCATCCTCTTAATTACACTCATTTTACATTCATTATTAAGCGATTTACAGTTCTATCTACGGCTTATCTACTGCCCATCATCTATAAGCTCCATCTACTGCCCAAATAAGTAAGTGGCTCCTCCTTCATTCGCTTTGCTCATTACGTTATCGCTTATCGCCCTACTAATGTGCCCTGCTTCTATTGCCCTGCTTATGCGCCCCTCTTCTTTGCCCACTCTAATATGCCCATTTTTACTATGCCACATTAAACTTTTATTTTTTATCTCAAACATCAAACAGGGAAGAATTTTTAAGAATCATATAGATGGCTAATAGGGCGATACTTACAATAGTCAATGTATACTCAATAGAATACCCATAGAAGGCTTACAATCATTTATAAACTAAATTAATAATAGAATCCATATATTATCATGTCTATTCTTTATAATTACATACAAGAGCATACAAGAGCATACAAGAGCATATAGGAATCTTATGGGCAGTAGATAGATGGGCAGTAGATAGATGGGCAGTAGATAGATGGGCAGTGTAGTAATATAAACTATGCAATTTCAACCATCTATAATAGTTGTAAGAGTAGATACATAAGTAGTATCGTTATGTATAATTATCCACCTACTGCCCTACTTTATATGCCCTACTTTATATGCCCTACTTTCTATGCCCTACTTTCTATGCCCTACTTTGTTCATCATTAGAGTGCCCTGCTTTGTTGCCCTGCTTTGTTGCCCTGCTTTAGTAATAGAATAATTAAGATGAAAACACTAATAATTAAGAATAAGAATGGCAAATAGTGGATTAAGTTGGGCGCATGTAGTGTAGGGCATAGATAGTGTAAAAATAAAAGCGCAGATAGGTATGTGTATATAGGTGTGTTATACCTCACACAATTTTACCGGATTTTGTTCTATAATTATTTTAAACAGGAATACATTAGCGTTTTTGAGTGTATAGCAGCATATTGATAGCATATTGATAGCATATTGACAAGTTATTAGGTGTATATTGACAAGTATATGTCGCATGTTGAAAGATTTGATATAATGTTGAAAATAATAACTCAAAGCGACATAAAGTTATTAACATTGTGGTGTGCGCACAATTAATTCTATTTACGATTTTAATAAGGAGTATTCTACGACATGGCTATTCTAAGCAATCCTAACAAAGAGAAATTTTGTTTATCGTATTTAAAGTTTAATTGTAATAAGAAGCAGTGGAAGGCGATAATGTCAGATGTTGGATATAGGGAGAACAGGAGTTATTTCAATAAGCTTTTAAATGATGCTCCTGTACAAGGAAGGTTATTGGAGTTACAGGAATTAGCCGCAGATAAAGCAGTAATGAATTTAAGGGAACGTTTAGAGATGTTCAGTAAGATAGCGAGGGATGAAGAAGTGGCAGTATCTCAACGAATATCTGCGGCTAATGCTTTACACAAACAGTCAGGTGATGAAGTATCGATAGTTCCAAAGGGTTCTATAGGTGCAGAGAATGCGACAGTACTTAAGAGGGTTACTTTAAAGATTCCGCCTAAGATACATATAGTTAATAAGAAAGAGTTAAGTGATGGTGAGGGTATTGTTAATGAGTTAAAGAAGCTTGACAATATGTATGAAGAAGAGGAATCTCAAAAGAAGATATCGTAAAATGTCTGGTGTAGTATCTAAAATCAAAAATGTCGTAAAAACTGAGCCTATTATATTAAAGCCTCAAGTTGGGCCTCAGGAGGATTTTTTAACTACGGAAGCTGACATTTGTTTATATGGTGGTTCTGCTGGTTCTGGAAAAACATATGCAGAACTGTTAGAAACTTGTAGGAATTTAAATACGCCGGGGTTTAGGGCTACGATATTCAGAAGGACTACACCTCAAATTCGATCTCAGGGGGCATTATGGGATGAGTCGTTGAACATATTTCCTTTACTTAATGGAAAGCCGAATGAAAGTCGTTTATATTGGCGATTTCCTAGTGGTGCGGAGGTTAGTTTTAGGACTTTGGAATATGAGAAGGATAAGCTTGGATATATGGGTTCTCAGATTGCTTTAATATGTTTTGATGAATTAACTCATTTTAGTGCTGAAACTTTTTTTTATATGTTATCTCGTAATAGAAGTATTTGTGGAATCAAGCCATATGTAAGGGCGACATGTAATCCTGATTCTAATAGTTGGTTAAGAGAGTTTATTTCTTGGTGGATTGGTGAAGATGGATTACCGATAAAAGATCGTTCAGGTGTTATTCGATATTTTATACGTAAGGACAATGTTATTATTTGGGGTGACAGCAAGAATGAGTTATTGAGAAAGGAAGTTGATTTTGTAAGTGAATATGAAGAAACGAAGAAAGAGTATACTAATCGTAAGCGTTCGTTGAAGAGGAAGGATAATATACGTAAGGGTAAGATAACTGATTCGTTTTTGAATGAGCATTTTGAAGTAACTGATAAACTTGGCAGTTTAAGTTATAGAGAGGCGATGAAGAAGTTAAAGAAGGAATATACTGAGAGGTTATATCATCTTAAACGTAGGGCGGCGGATGACATTAAAAGTTTTACATTTATAAGTGCATCTATTCAAGATAATCAGATATTACTTCAAAACAATCCCGGTTATTTAGGGAATTTGAAATCGTTACCTTTAGTGGAGCGTCAGCAGTTATTGGAAGGTAATTGGAATATCAAGAGTGAAGCTGGCAAGTTTTTTAATCGTAATTGGTTTGAAGTTGTTTCTACTAAAATGGTTCCTAATAAGGGTAAGGAGTGTCGGTTCTTTGATTTTGCTGCAACTAAAGTGTCTACAAAGAATCGTGACCCTGATTGGACTGTGGGCATTAAGATACGTAAGAGTGGTGGTATTTACTATATAGTTGATATTGTTAAGCTTAGAGATAATCCGGCTAAAGTTCATGACTTGTTTCTTAAAACTGTACAGGCCGATAGGCGAGTAGCGGACGATTTGGGTATAGAATATTTAGTTAGGTGGGAAGAGGAACCCGGTGCATCAGGTAAAAGTGAATCTTATCGGTTACAGTCGGTATTAGCCGGTTTTAATTGTAAGGGTGTTTCTACAGGTGGAAAGAATAAAGAGATACGTGCAAGGGCAATGGCTATTCAGGCAGAGATAGGAAACATTAAGGTGTCAGAAGCTGATTGGAACAATGATCTTTTAAATGTATTACATAATTTTACTGATGTAGGGCAGAAGCATGAAGATGAAGTTGATGGCTGTTCAGGGGCATTTAACGAGCTTACAAGCGTATTTATACATCCTACCTGTCCTGAAGATGAATCTGAGATAGACGTTAGTGAAGAAGAAATGGTTAAGATGCGTATGGCGGCATATGCAAGCTTAGAAGAAGATTTTTTAATGGGTGAAGATTAAGGAGAACATAATGGCTAAAGCTAAAGCTAAAGGCAGAAAAGAATATCAGCACGATTATTATCTTAAGAGGAAGGCTGAAAAGATGCAAGTAATTGATAATGATTCTGTTTCTCAGATTCAGGATTTATTAGAATTGAAGAGAAAGCCTATTTTTAGTGGTAATGGTGGTGGTTTTATGTCATTTGCTGGGCCTCCTAAAGCTGGCGATGGTGTTTCTGAACAAAGTGTATTAAATCAATTTAGTTCTTGGACGTATACTTGTGCTTCTTATAATGGCGCATCGGTTGCCTCTGCTAATTTGAGATTATATGTTGTTTCCGATGAAAATGATTCTCAAAACTTTTTACATAAAACAATTGAGAAGGATCAGCAGTTCTTAAATTATGTAAAGAATGAATCTAGTGTTAAAACGTTGGCCAAAATAAGAAGTGCTGTTAATCTTAAAGAGATAGTTGAACATCCTCTATTAGATTTATTGCAGAATATTAATCCTAATAACAATCATTTTGAAACCATGGAAGAAACGTCAATTTTCTTAGATATGGTAGGAAACAGTTATTGGTATATTGCTAAGAATAAGCTGGGTGTTCCTGTTGAGATATGGTTACTTAAATCACAGAATATGCAGGTTATTCCCGGTAAAACAGCTAGTAGTTATATTAGAGGGTATGTATTAAGGCAGGCTATGAGCAAGGATATTTACTTTAAGCCTAATGAGATTATTCATTTCAAAACCCCTAATCCTAACAGTAATTATTATGGTAAAGGGTGCGCTCAGGCTGCAATATCTGCCATTAATCGTTTTAATATGATGGATGATTCCGAAGGTGCTCGTTTGAGGAATATGGGTAGACCTGATTTTGTTCCACGATATAAGGGTAAAATGGATTCTGAAACTATTAAAAAAGTTGAAAGAATGTGGAATGCTAATTATGGTGGCCCTAATAAAGCTGGAAAAATTAAAGTAATGGATGAGGATTGGGATATTCAGAC